CTGTCATGCCCGACTGGCGGCGTCATTCAATACCGAGGTTAGACATGTCCACCACCATCGCAAAGGCCAACCCCAAGGTTGGCTTTGTTTCCCTGGGTTGCCCCTGCGATGCTTTATCTATACTGAAATTCTGACTTCGCCTTTCTCCTACCATTCGTCCCCCAAGCGCTAAGAATCACAAGCAAATACAAGTGACAGCTTGTACAAGGCCGAATAACTCCCTATCATCCCAACTACGCCAATGACGCACAGCAGGGATTGCATGATCTTCATCGAAACTCCAGTTTTCACCTCCGAACTCAAGGAGCACTTGGGCGATGAAGAATACCGAGCTTTGCAAACTTATCTGGCAGAGCATCCGGAAGCTGGTTCTCTCCTAGAAGAGACCGGTGGTCTAAGAAAGATCCGCTGGGCGGCCAAGGGCAAAGGCAAGAGTGGGGGGGTGCGAGTGATCTATTACCATGTCACCGCAGCCCACCAGATCCGAATGATTCTGATCTATCGCAAGGGGATTATGGATACCTTGACCAGTAATCAGAAAGCGCAGCTTCGCGCACTTAACAAAGGGTGGAAATAATGGAAAAGAATCTCTTCGATCGTCTTGTGGAAAGCATGACTCAGATGGATGAGATCGATCGCGGTGAGCGTCAGCCATCGCGTGAGTTCCACGTAGACGCGGTTCAAGTCAAAAAGATACGTCAGGCCACTGGCCTTTCTCAGACTACGTTCGCCAAACGTATCGACGTCGCAGTGGGGACCCTAAGAAATTGGGAACAGGGTCGTCGCGAGCCTGAAGGTCCAGCTCGCGCCTTGCTTCGAGCGATTCATAATGATCCAGAGCATGTACTTGCTGCATTGAACTAAATACTTCAAAGCCCGCACAGCGGGCTTTTTTAGGTTCGCAGTTTGGAAAAAATGCTCAGCTAACCCATATCAAAACAGGCCACCCAAGGCCGCTGGTTCCCAGTTCATTATGACCAGTTCGCCGCTGAGATCCGCCTTCCCCTCTCGTTGGTTACCGTTGCTATAGCGAATGCTCAAAGTCTCAAAATGAAACCCATCAAAAACCGCACGAATGTCCGGGTGGTCGTTGATGCTCACCATCACCTTCCCCTTGCATCTCCGCATGAAATCGGCCATTCGCTCGTACTCCGCAAATGAAAAGTCATTTCCGTACCCAGCGGTCTGCCAATATGGCGGGTCCATATAGAAGAACGTGTGCGCTCGATCGTAGCGTTCAGCACAATCAAGCCAGGACAAATTTTCCACGTATGTACCGGCAAGACGTTGCCAGGCGGCGGACAGGTTTTCCTCAATGCGCAGTAGATTGATGGCCGGCCCCGTCGTGGCGGTGCCGAACGTCTGCCCCGTCACCTTGCCTCCGAAGGCATGCTGCTGCAGGTAGAAAAACCGAGCGGCTCGCTGAATATCAGTCAACGTCTCAGGACGTGTCATCTTCTGCCATTCAAAAATCTGGCGTGAGCTGAGTGCCCATTTGAATTGCCTGACGAACTCCTCAAGGTGGTTCTGGACTACGCGGTAGAGCGTGACCAGGTCGCCGTTAAAGTCGTTCAGCACCTCTACAGGGGCAGGCTGAGGACGGAGAAAGAACAACGCAGCGCCCCCAGCGAAGGCTTCGACATAGCAATCGTGCGGAGGGAACAGAGGAATTAAGCGATCGGCGAGACGGCGTTTACCGCCCATCCACGGGATGATAGGTGCAGACATCAAGACAGTACCTTACTGTATAAAAAAACAGTACCATCATACTGCATTCATCCTGAGGATTCAGGCTCTATCCTGAGTCGCGAGCACTACGACACTGTGCAATGCGCATCCGTTTGCACAAAGCACTGAAAGCCGCGTCTCGTTTGATTTACGAGTATGGAGTGAATCACGTTGACCTGCGCCTGGCGAGCCAGAGTAGAGAGCAATGTGAATTGTAAAAACTGCCCTATTTCAATGTTTTTCAGTTTTTCGCCCAATGAAACCGGGCACTTTAACGACACTCCCTCCGTGACCTACCCTTGCACCGATGTGCGTTCGCGCTGCATGTTCTTTCAAAACTCTGCAATCTGTGAAATTGCCGATCGTCTGCAGAGCCCCACGGCCCGCCTGGGCTGCAGCTTCGCTAGCACTACTTCCGACTTTGCACAAAAAAAGGACACAAACCCCGTCGGCGGGAGGGGGATAAGTGCTTTTTCTTCCATTTTTTCTTGCTCGCACGAATTTTGAGGTCACTGCCGAGTCGGCACTTCGTCGGATCAATGCCCAGCCGGACACACTCGGCAATATACTGTTTTTATATACAGTACTCTCGCGAGCGAGTGGAGCGATGCAATGACGAGCGTAAGTGACTTGACCCAGAGCAGGGCTACCGCCTCCTGGCTAACGCTGCTGCGAGATGAGGCGGCATTGCTGCGCCACCCCGGCGCACACCATAGAAAGCTACTTGATGAGGCTTACGCACTGCATAGGGCTCAACTGATTGATCGTGATGATTTGACTGATCTGCTTGAACAAGCGGATGGGGCACTGGAGTACGCCGTAGAGGCGCTCTTGGATGAGCCAAGCGACCACTAGGGGGGCTTATCATGCACATGCTAGTGACCCCAATGCGATGCAAAGGCGTAGCTTTGAATCCACAAGAAAGAAAGCGTTATCCGGCGATCAGGGGTGACGTACTCGTAGCGCCCGCGACGAGCAACGAACTCGGCCGCAGCTCAAATGTAGCGCGGGTATCGAAGGGCATGCCGTTGGAACCCGATCCACTACCTCCGTTGCTCGATGCGAACTTATCCGGAATGGCTCCGACGGGGTTTGTATTGAGTGGCATTGAGTACGTAGACGGATGCGCTTATGCGCAGTCCTGGTGGTGTCGACTGGCTTGATAAATACAGGAGCTGGGGCCAATTGGCCCCAGCTGATCGCGGTTAGATTTGTTGGAAAATCCGAAGCAATCGGACTACCCAGTAGGCAGTCTGAAGCAACCGAATCAGTTCTTCGGGAAAAAGTTTGTCAATAACTTTTTTCATCAAAGTAATGTCCTTAGCGTTGGTAGAACCTGCTCACCTACCAAAGGATTGCAGAGTATCCCACTCGACATACTAACTATCTCGCTAACTACCAGCTTTATTACCAACCAAACGTCCCTGCTTGCATCGGTTCTACTACTGAAATAATCGTTATAACTAGCGAGTTATGACAACCTAACCAGGTTGACTAGCTTTCTGCTAAGCCATACCCTTTGCATTGCGAGTGACAAAGAAGTATTGCTGCGAGTGGTTGGATGAGACTCTACCTAGGTTTCCGGTGACGGATCAACCTGAAAATATCCGCTGAAGAGCCCGGCCCCGGCCGGGCTCTTCTGTTTTCGGCGCCCGGCCTCTGCTGCCATTTTTCCCGATTGCTAGGAAATACAGGGCCGCCGGGTCGGTCATTACTCAAATATGAGTAGCGCCATTCAACTGTTAGTTGAATGGCCCGGGCGCAAAACAACGACACCTTTCCGACGAGTGGTAACAAACAGATTTACTTATGTAAACAACCCCACCAAAAAGTTACTTTATTAACTTAGCGAACAATATTGTTTTCATCACGAACACTTGTATCCGAATCACGAAAACTATTGTCATTCAAATTAGCTTCGCTCTCACATTCTGCGAACCATCGCTTTTATAAAGTAATTGGTTTCATCAAGGCACCCAATTTTTCCGCTTCGGCTGCTTTCCCTATGAATGCCGCTGCGTTTCCCGGTACCGGTGTAGGCCCATGGGTGTGATTGGCCAGCTGAATGTTCATCTGCTGCACTAGGTTGAGCAGATCACAAAGCACCTGCAGAACGTTCACCCTTTCGGATCCCAGCCAGGTTTTCGGTGCGGCCAACCGCTGGCTGACCGCCGCCATGCTCTTACGCAGCCCCTGAATCCTTTCCTCCATATCCCCACCCACCGTGGCGCTATGCTTCTGCCCCACCACCAGATTCAAATCCCGCCCGGTCGCCTGGTGCAAATCATCCACCGCCGCCAGGCTCGCAGATCCGCCCGAAAGCAGCTTGAGTGCCCCCAGCGCCTCGATCTTCTTGATGCCTCCCACTGACTCGCTTGAATGATCGTCCACCGTCCTGGTGTGACTCTGGAAGCTCTCCGTGTTTTGCATCGCCTCCACTTCCCGCTCGATCGCCTTATCCTGGATCTTGCCGTCCGTTTGTCGCAGCCAGTTTCCGTCGGCGTCGACGCGCTGCTGGCAGGCCTCACTGTGCTGCCACACCTGGTCGCCCTTCGGCACCCGGGGCAGGCTCAGGCCGTGCGGCAGGATCTGCGTGATAAAGGGCTTATGCGGCAGGCCGTAGGCAAAGCTGACCACCACGGTGGTGCCCTCCTCCGGGAAGCCGAACATGCCCGCCTCTTGCCCACCCATCGGTGCCGGCAACGGCAGGCCGGTGAGGATCGGCAGCGCGGGATCTGGCTCGCCGTCGGGCAGCAACACTTCCACGTCGACTCCAAAGCGCGGCCGGAAGTCGTCGCACAGACCAGGTGCGGCCGGCGCATCGGGTACGGCGACCACGCGGCCAAAGCGCGGCAGATGGTAGCCGCCGGTCAGTTCAGGGAATTGCCGCTCTACGCTGCGACGGATTGCGTCGTCCATTTGATCGCCATTTGATTGCCGGCAAAGGTCACGCTGGTGATTCTCTCGCCTTGGTTGATGGTTGCACCTGGTCGAAGTCCTGGAAGGGCCGCGATCATTGCGCTCTGGTTGCCTTGGTAGCCGTCGAACAGTTCGACCGGCAGCTGCAGCGGCGAGCGG